CGGATTTGGTGGTGATGATGGCGGATTCGGAGGCGACGGTGGAGATCCGTTCGCTGAAGAAGGTGATGAAAACATTGATGGCAGCCAGAATAACGATGAACCGAATGAAGACGATCCTTATGATCTAGCAAATCATGAAGACGATCCTGACTTCGCTAACAACCAGAAGAAAGGCGAACTTGGCGAACCCGAGCCAAATGGCGCATGCGTCCTTGACGTAGACGGAATCATGAAGTCACTTAACGCTGTCATTGAAGCACTTCCTGACATTGAACTTGCTGAGATTGACGCAGTTAAGAAGGTCATCACAATCGTTTTCAACGGTAAGTTGTTGAAGGACGAAGATGTAATCTTCCAGAATCCGAAGAACGCTACTTATTTGCTTAAGAAAGTCGGTGAAAATGTTGATGAACGTACTTATCGTTACTTGGTATTGAAGATCAAGCAAGCACTTACTAAGCTCCGTGATGCTCGCAAGGAAGAACTTGCCAAGATGAAGAACGATACTCAGAACGTTCGCAATACTCTTGCTGACATGGATAAATAAGTTAGAATTGAATTGATGTGAGGTTATTATGCTAAGTGCCAGAACGAACGATGGCAAAGACTTAGTTCTTATCATTGCGGCTGATAGATCAGGATGCAGTCATTATCGCCTTAGATGGAACTCTTTGTTCTTGGGCGCTTATGAGCATCTTGGCTTCACGCCAATCGTATTGCCTTATCCAATGTTTGACGCATTCTACTTGTCAAGGGCTAAGGCAATTATTTTTCAGCGACCTGTTCATGATGACAAGATAGAATTTGTACGCCGTTACAAGACTATTCAGCCTAAGTACGGCTACAAGATGATCTTTGAAACAGATGACCAGGTTTTCTCTATTGATGGCGAAGTTCTGCCAGAATACAACACAGCAAGCCGTGGTTTCAATAAAGATGAAGTAGACAAGAACTGTGCTACCATTCTTCCGTGGTTTGATGAAATCGTTGTCTCGACAGAATATCTTAAAGAACAGATTGAAAAGAAGTTTGATGTTCATAACGTCACCGTGATTAAGAATGTAATTCCACGCTTCATGTGGAGTTTCCCTCGTAAAAAGGACATCACAGAGGATATTAAGAAACCGACGATTCTTTATTCTGGTTCTCCTTGCCATTACCAGAACCCAGTCCCAAAATGCCAGATGTTCCCAAATGGTCTGCCTCCTCTTAAAGGCGACTTTGACAATGTCTGGCTCGACTGGGTAATTAAGAATGTCAGAGAGCACAAAATCAACTTTGTCGTGATGGGCGGTTTACCTTGGTTCTTTGAACCTATCAAGGATGAAATCTACATCTGTCCTTGGGTAGATACGAACTCGTTCCCACGTCAGGTGATGGACTTGAACGCTGACTTCTGTATTGCCCCTCTTGTAGAGAATTCATTCAACAAGTGCAAGTCAAGCCTTCGTTTCTATGAATCTTGCGCTTCTGGAATGGTCTTTATGGGAACGGTCTTCAAGGACTCGCCATATCGTGATGCACATCCAGATTCTCAAGTAAAGTTGAACTGTACATATACTGAGCTTGACGAACAGTTCTGGAAACTTTGCAAGAAGGAGAACTATAACAAGGTTCTTAACTGGCAGTATTCATTTATCAACACAAGCGGAACTTGGCTTGAAAGTGACAAGCACGTCAATCAGTGGCTAAATATGATTGACAATCAGTCAACAAGAAAAGATCTGATTTAAAGATAAATAATACATGGAGAATTTAGAAGACTACGCATTGAATGAAGCACTACGTATCAAGTGGGTAGTGCGTAACGGCAAACGAGTAAAGAAGTGGGTCACTACTAAGAAAGGTCGTTATCGTGTTGCTTTTGACAAAGACGGTAACCCTAAGGAAGTAAGAATCACTGCTACTGAAAGACGTAAACGTAAAATTGGTCAGCGCCGTGGTAAACTCAAGAGAAAGTCAAGAATCGGTCTTATTGAGTTGAAACGTCGCAGATCTTTTATTGCTCGTCGTAATGTTGGTCTTCAGCACTATAACAAGAAATTGCCGGACATCGTTTTTTCTCGTGGTCCAGATGGACATCTTCCAAAGTTACAAGGACCAGATGAAGAAAGAACGATTCATCCAAATATGAAGGAGAGCCTTTTACTTGAGGCTCCTCATTCGTATCTTTTCACTGATGAAAACGGTGATGACTGGTGCTTTGATTTCTTCTCAGAATTAGTGAACGATTCATCTTGGCTTGAACAGGTCATTGACATCTACACAAAGAATGAACTTGTTTCAATCAATCCAGACTACAGAGAGCAGGGCGGCGAGATTTACGAAATTGATGATGACATCAAAGCCCAGATAACTGACAATCTTATGGACAACATTGAGTTCATCAACATGGCAGCGCATGACTTTGTGCTTGCTGATGACGCATTGAAGATAAGATTCAGAAATTCAGTTCCTGCTAAGCTTTATGCAAAGATGCTGCCAATGATAAACGTCTTCACTGCAAAATTGAATAAATAAGGTAGAGGCAATAAATGAATTTCAGTCTTTTTAACCCGCTATCACCAAAGTTCTTACAGGTACTTCCTGACAAAGTACAGACTCGTGAGATGACCGCCAAGCTGAACTCTTACGGCGTTGGCGAAGACACACTTGATTTAAGCAAGTACATTAGAGGTATTACGGGTCAGGCGGCTCCGGCCTACCCTTTCGAGCAAAACAACATAATCTTTGATACTGTCTTTTCTTCTAAGAGACAGCGTATCAACTTCTATCGTAACATGGCTTTGTACGCCTTCGTTAAGAAGATGCTGAATATCATTGTTGGTGAATGCTGCTCAAGAACAGTGACTGGCGAAGTCGCTAAGTTTGACATTGTAGAGTCACAGAAGAAGTATTTTACGAACTCCGAATTTGACTCATTGAAGAAAGAATTTGACTGGGTTATCAACAGTGTAATTAAGAAGTCAGAAGTAAAGTCACTTTTCCGCAAGTGGCTTATTGACGGTGAAATCTTCCTTGAAATCTGTCTTAATGATGAAAAGAACTGTGTCGCTGGTATTAAGGTACTTCCACCATACTGCACATTGTGTGTATATGAAGAAGGAGTTCTTACTGGATTCGTTCAGGATCCATCGCTTGTTGACCCAAGCTTCGCAAAGAAGGAACTCAAGACGTTCACCCGTAACGAGATTGCGTACGCAAATTACGGTAAATATTATGGCAACAACCTTAACGATGTTAGAGGACATCTCGAGGCTGCTATTAAGCCTATAAACCAGCTTCGCGCTATTCAAGATGCTCAGACTGTGTATTTCATTGTTCGTGCTCCTGAAAAGAGAATCTGGAAGATCTACGGTGGTCAGATGGCAACCTCTCGCCAGCCTGAATACTTGCAGCAGATTATCAGCCAGTATCGTAGAGACTTGAATCTTGACCCGACAACTGGTCTTGTAGTTGGTTCTGCTAATACACAAGCAATGACTCAGGATATCTGGTTCATGCAAGACAGAAACGGACAAGGTTCTTCTGTTGAAACATTGAAAGGATCTACCGAGTTCAATGGCGCTCAGGACGCTATCAGCAGTTTCAAAGAAGATGTCGCTGACGCTCTTGAAGTTCCAGGCACTCGCTGGAAAGGAGAAGCTGGTTCTTCTCAGTACGTTCAAGGCTTAGATGGTTTGAGCCTTGATGAAAGCCAGTTCCAGAAACGTTGTCAAGAATTCTCTGAACGTTTCGCTGATGTTATCATGCAGATTTTCATGGTTCAGTTGCAAGTCGCTGGCTATGAAGAAAAGTACCTTGACTCCGCTCTTTATGAAATTTCCCTTATCCCTGCTACTGACACTGTTCAGTTCAGAGCTTTGGCTATGGCAGAAAAGAGAGCAGGTATTCTTGGAACTGTTTCTACTATGCTTCCAACTCGTGCCAACATTAAGGACGATTCAGATGAAGCACCGCCAATCTTCGCAAAGCAGTTCGTATTTGAAAACATGCTTGGTTATAAGACTGATGAATGGAAGAAGAACGAAGAAATGCTCGCAAGAGAAATTGCCGAACTGAAGAAGAACGCTGAGGCTGCTAAGGCAGAAGGTGGTGATGAAAGCGAGGAAGTGGAAGAGGGAGACATGGATTATTAACTCCATGTATAAATAATAAAAAGTATAAGGAGAATTTTTCATGGCTGTACAAAACATGTCGGTATTCACTACCAAGTTGAAGAATAAGCCAGACCTTGTCAAGTCTTGGCTATTCCTTGTGAATTTCAAATTTGACAATAAAGACCTTGAGGATGTTCTTGAACCAGAAGACATGCTTTTGCAGGCACGTACTGGATCTATTCCTGGTAAGACTTTTGGTGAACTTGCTACCGAGTTCATGGGCTCAAAGCTCGTCTACCCAGGCAAGGCAACCGTTGATGGTACTTTGACTATTCGTTTTGATGAGTTCCAGGATATGAAGATTGGTAAGATTCTTCACAGATGGTCTAACCTTCTTTATAACCACACTCAGGAAGATGACGTTGATGCAAACGGCTCAACTGGTGGTGCAGTTTCTAACTATATGCAAGACTATGCTGCTACAATCACCATTGACATCTATGACTCAACTCTAGAGAATAAGCTCCCGATTTCTTACAAGTTCAAGTTCTGCTGGCCGAAGGAAATCTCTCCTGCTGAACTTGATATGGAATCTGAAACCAAGCTTGCTCGTTCTGTCCAGTTTAGATATTCAACATTCAGCGTTATCGGCAATGATTAAGAGGCAATAAATGGCACAGAATCTAGATGAATTTCTTAAGAACACAGTAGAATCAGTGCACGATTTAAATGAAAGCACTGTTTCCATTGGACAGACTGATAGCATGAAAGGCAATCAGTGTTGCGGACCGCATCATCACGATTACATTCTTTGGGATCCTGCACAGGGTTGGGGCAAGACTGGTCCTGCTCTTGATGAACCAAAGAAGGATTCTATTCATGCTGCGATGCATGAACATATGATCGTTGATGGCAAGGTTCTTGAATCTTGCGGACATACTCATGAACTTCTTAAGCCTATCTACACAGGCGAGCATTCTGCATTTACTCCACAGGCGGTGCAGGTTAAAGAGGTTGAAGACTAATGGAAGGCGAAGCAATTTCACAACCAGTAGCACAGAATCCTGAGAATCAGAAGATCGCTGATGATTTCCTCAGTTTTCTTGCAAGCACGATGGACAATGAGTGCGAAAAGCTCTATACTTTCGCACTTGACTCACTTACATTCGCAAACAAAGTTCAGATCTGGCATTGGACTTGTGGAAGCGGATTCCATCATACGCACTTTGAAGAAATCTATGATGCAATCCGAGACTTCGCTGATAAGCTAGTTGAAACGGTCTTGTCTATGGGATATGAATTTAAGCTACAGTCAAAGTCATATCTAATCAACGATGAAAAGTATGAATTGTCTGCTGCTCTTCGTAAGTTACAGGCATTCCGTGATGAACTTGAACAGTATAAGAAACAGTATTCTTCAAAGATCTCGCTAGAAAATCTATTTGCAGACACTATCGAGAAACTTGATAGAGAACTTGGTCTTATTAAGAATTTCTCGTAAGGAGCAAAAATGGAATTTACATTAAACGAAGCAATTAGAAAATTGAAGAATGCAGGTCTTATCGTTGAAGATACCGAAACGCATGACGATGATTACAGAGAAGTTGATGACGCTTTGAATGATCCGAAACAGTTGAAGAAGATGAGTTTAAGACAGGTTGCTGCTCTTAACCAGAAGCGTCATGATATACACTTCCAGCATTCAGAACTTGATGTGAAGGCAAAGCATGCAAAACTGTTCAACTTGAGAAACAAGATTTTGGCGTCTGACATCTTGGAATTGGATGAAGACGAAGTT